GCGATTTATTGACGGCAGCGGACCCGGCAAGGACATTGGCACCTGGCGAAACCAAGATCACGGAGAAGCAGTTTTCTGAGATCAGGCAATTCATTGACAATAACCTGAAGGCGGACAGCAAGATTCAGACATATGACAATATTTTCAGCTGGATCGTAAAGAATGTCAGATACGGCAGCGGAAACGAGACCATATATCTCGACCCGTATGACGTATTTGTCCACAGGGTCTGCGTCTGTCAGGGTTATGCGAACCTGTTCAAGATAATGTGCCAGAGCCAGGACATTCCGGCAATGTGCGTGAACGGTTGGCTCGTCGGGATTGGCGGCCACGCTTGGAATTACGCATATGTGAATGGAGAATGGCACGTCAGCGACCCTACAAACGGTATTGACTACAAAATGGATGATACCGGGAAATATCGCGATGTGCTCCAGCCTGTCAGGGCGGATTTCAACCTGTTCGAGGACGAGAGGTTCGCTTATAATTTCGAGGAGGGCAGGCTCAATGTTGCAGAGGTGAAGGACTCCAAGCTTGATTATGTTCTGGTTCCGTTCAGCGTCAACGGTTTCAGAATCACGTCTTTCTGCCCTGTCAAAAAGGTAAGCGGGTCATACGACAAGCTGTATCTGGGAAGCAATGTGGAGAGTGTCGGGGAGAACACGGTCTATCTGAGCAGCAACTTCAGTTCCCTGCGTGAAATCAATGTTGACCCTGCGAACAAGTATCTGACCGCATACAAGAATGTGCTGTATAACATAGGTAACGATGCGCCGTACTTTATCCCGTCCGCGATAACAAGACTGGAACTCAAGCCGGTCAAGGTAATAGAAAAGAATTTCATCTACCGTCTGGAGAACGTGGAGGAAATAGTTTTCGCGGAAGGGACTGAGAGAATCGAGGCCTATGCCGTGGAGAAGTGCCGGAACCTCAGGGCGGTATATGTCCCGGCCAGCGTGACGTACATGGACATGGAGGCCATATACGACTGCGGGGACAAAGTGGAAGTCATCAGGAAGTAGTCCGCCTCATTCGGTGAGACAATTAAGTGAAAATTGTGTCCACCTGCAAAAATGCGTAAATATTTTAGAATTGAACGGAATTTTCGTAAGTTTGTAAGTTGTGAAATAATTGAATTAATTGAACTTGAGTTTCGCAAGAGCGAAATGCTGCTGTTAAAGCCCGTGAGGGCGACGGTAAGTCCCTTCCCCGAGGGGAGGGATTTAGGGTGAGGGTAACGTGATGAAAGTGCGTGGGGTGTAAAACCTTCGAATTCGTTCGGACCTTATTCTATGCTGAGACTCAGCAAGTTTTACTTGCGGGACTTGAGTAATAGAACTGATTATACGTATGATGGAAGAAGTCAAGAAAGAGGTTGAAGAGCCAAAGAGGCTGAATTTCCTCGAAGAAATCATTGAGGCAGATCTCAAATCCGGCAAAGTGGACAGCGTCCTTACGCGTTTTCCTCCGGAGCCGAACGGTTATCTGCATCTCGGGCATGCGAAAAGCATCTGCATAAACTTTGGTCTGGCGCAGAAATATGGCGGCAAGACAAATCTTCGTTTTGACGATACCAATCCGACCAAAGAGGATACCGAATATGTGGACTCCATTAAAGAGGATATTAAGTGGCTCGGGTTCCAGTGGGACAAGGAAAAATATGCTTCTGACTATTTCGACCAGCTTTATGCATGGGCTGAAGAACTGATACAGAAGGGTTTGGCTTATGTTGATGACCAGACTCAGGAAGAAATCAGCAAAGGGCGTGGCACTGTGGACAAACCGGGTGTGGAGAGTCCGTACAGGAACAGGAGCGTGGAGGAAAACCTCAGGCTTTTCCGCGAGATGCGTGACGGAAAATATGCTGACGGTGAAAAGGTGCTCAGGGCCAAGATCGATATGGCAAGCCCGAATATGATGTTCCGCGATCCTCTCCTTTATCGTATCAAGCAAGCCTCTCATCACCGTACCGGAGATAAGTGGTGCATCTATCCTATGTACGACTTCACTCACGGCCAGTGCGACTCCATTGAACACATCACCCATTCCATCTGTACGCTCGAATTCGATGTGCACAGACCGCTGTACGACTGGTTTATCCAGACGCTCGGCATCTATCCGTCACATCAGTATGAATTTGCGAGACTGAACCTTACTTACACATTGATGAGCAAGCGTAAATTGCTCGAACTGGTGCAGAAAGGTCTTGTGAGCGGTTGGGATGATCCTCGTATGCCGACATTGTGCGGTGTAAGAAGAAGAGGTTATACTCCTGAGGCATTGAAAATGTTCTGTGAGAAGATCGGTGTGTCCAAGCGTGACCAGCTGATGGATCTCCAGCTTCTTGAGTGGTGCGTGCGCCAGGATCTGAATGCGAGGTCAAACCGCTATATGGTGGTTGAGGACCCGGTCAAGGTTACTCTCACGAACTGGGAGCCGGGCAAGGTGGAGTGGTTTGACTGCCCTCTCAATCCGGCTGAACCGGAAGGAGCCACCCGCAAGGTTCCGTTTACCGGCGAACTGTACATCAGCAGGGCGGACTTTATGGAAGATGCGCCTAAGAAGTTCTTCCGTCTTAAACCTGATGGTGAGGTCCGTCTGAAATACACCTATATCATCAAGTGCAATGAGGTTGTCAAGGATGCTGAGGGCAATGTGGTGGAACTCAAATGTACTTTCGATCCGTCAACCCGTCCGGGAAGTGGGGAGTGGAGAAGTGTCAAGGGTACAATTCATTGGGTATCAACTGCTCACGCCAAGGAAGTGGAACTCCGTATGTATGACAAACTGTTCACATTGGCAGATATGAGCCAGGTTCCTGAAGACAAGGACTACAAGGATTTCCTGAATCCGCAGTCATTGGTTCTCGGCAAGGGATATGCTGAGCCTGCCCTGCTGGAAGACAAATCCGGCATAGCAGTTCAGTTCGAGCGTGACGCCTATTACTTCAAGGATCCGGACAGTACTCCGGAACATCCTGTGTTCAACAGGACGGCGACCCTAAAGGACTCCTATAAGCCGGAATAGCCTAATCTGAGAGAATCAGGCATTTTCCGTTTATCATAATCAAGTGACTCTGTCCGTATCCCGGCCGGGTCACTTGTTTGCGTTTCTGCACCTGGCGTCATCAGATTCTTGTGTCCGTCTCTGAATTCTTGTTCTCTGTTTCTGACAATGTTTGGCGCCACCGGCGGGGCCTTGGTCGGCACTTGTTGTTCTTCTTGTTCGTGTCTGGTCTGCGCCCCTGTTCTTGCGTTTTGGAACAACCTGCTGTTGAACTATGGGTGTAAGTTCCTGAACGATAATGAGATATGCGAAATGTGTAATGCCAGGTTACCTGTTTTTTTTGCCTAACCTGAATTTGACGAATTACCCTAACTGTCTGATAATGAGCGCTTAATAGTTATATCGCAAATGCAGGTTGTTCCAAGTTCTAAAAACACGTTTTTACAATAGTGGGAGCCGTCTTTTTCGGAAAAAGAATGACTAAAAAAGCAAAAAATAGCAGATTTGAGCTTTTGTTTTGAGTTTCAAGTGGTTGTGGCAGTCGTTGGCTTTTTGTGGCATTCGTGAGGAAATGCGAAAATGGCGGATTTGAGAAGTAAAAACGCTTTCAAGTCATTACCTCAAAGAAACGCTCTAATAAGCATTTTTAACGGCTTCGGTTTTTACTTCTCAATTCTGCACAGGTTGTGAATTTGCCATGCAACTCTCATGATTTAATTTTGCACAGAACAAAAAGCAAGGAATTATGAGAAGTACATTCAAGACAGTCTTCTATGTAAACGGAAGCAAGGAGAGAAACGGAATTGTCCCTATCATGGGACGTGTGACAATCAACGGAACTATCGCACAGTTCAGTTGCAAGCTGAGCGTGACCAAGGCGATATGGGATGCCAAGGGCAACAGAGCCAAAGGCAGAAGCAAGGAAGCCAATGAGGTGAACTTTGCGCTTGATAACATCAAGGCTCAAATCGCTAAGCATTACCAACGGCTTTCCGACCGTGAGGCGTTCGTTACCGCTGAAATGGTGAGAAACGCATATCAAGGCATAGGTACGGAGTATGAGACATTACTCAGAGCTTTTGACAAGGAGAACGCAGCCTTTGCCCAACGCGTGGGAAAAGACCGAGCTGTCCGAACCTACCGCAAGTATCTGACGGTAAGAAAGTACGTTGCCGAGTTCATCAAATTTCAGTACAAGCGCAGCGATATGTCCATGAATGAGCTTACCGAGGAGTTCATCCGTGATTTTTGTCTGTATTTGAAGAATGTCATTGGACTCACGCAATCTACCATTTGGATATACTCCATACCATTGAAGCATATCGTCACGGCAGCACACTACAACGGCAAGATACAGAGAAATCCGTTTGCCATGTACCACGTTGACCCAGACCACAAGGAGCGTGAGTTCTTGACAGAGGAAGAATTGGACATATTTGCAGGAATAGAGTTGGAAAATCCCAACTTTGCTTTTGCGAGAGACTTGTTTATGTTTGGTTGTTGGACAGGTATCTCTTTCGTTGACATCAAGAATCTTACAGAGGACAATGTTGCCATTATAAGTGGGTCTCCATGGATAGTTTCTCAGCGTCAAAAGACAGGCGTACCATTCAAAATTAAACTGATAGATGCAGCCATACAGATAATTGAACGTTACAAGCCATTGAGAAAAGATATACACTTGTTTAATATTGGCTCACTTGACATGGTAAACAAGCGTATAAAGAAAGTGGCAAAAATGTGTGGCATCAAGAAGCGAATTTCATTTCATGTAAGCCGGCATTCGTTCGCAGTTTTGGCTTTAAACTACGGTATGCCGATAGAGAGTGTAAGCAAGATACTGGGACATACGGACATCGCCACAACACAAATTTACGCAAAGGTGACAAGTACTAAATTGGAGCATGACATATCAGCTTTTGAAAGTCGAATCAAGGGGCATATGCCGACAATGGGGGGAATGGCATGAAAAGGACTGTAATCACCGTGGACGGAAATGGAATGCTATCCATTCCGTCCAACTTGCAAGACTTGTGGATGAGTGAGGGTGAATTGGTTGATATGCTTCATGTCACCGCCATGAAACTCCATGCTGTGATAAGGTCAATATACAAGGATGGTTTATTGACGGTGTCGGAAGTCCAACAGAAACAGGAAACTTCCAATGGCATTTGGCAAACGTTGTATGGCTTTCCGATGATTGTTGCCCTTTGCTTCCGTATAAACTCATACGGGGCAGCTCGGTTTCGTGCCACCATCTTCAAGAGATTGTACGGGGCAAAAGAGAAAAGTAGTGTCATTATCCTACAACTCAATAGAAGAACAACCGCCTTTAGTTGAATGTCCTCTTGCTTGTTTGTTGGCTTGGCGCTGTCGTACTGTCGTGAATAAGTACTGAAGCATAAGCATGACATTCTTACTTGTAGGGGGATGAGTTCTGTTCATAAAAATGACGGACAAAACACCCCTTATTTTTGTTGAATTGTTGAATATGATGAAAGAAGTATTGAACATCAGGCATTTACGGCTCAACATATTCTCAACAAATCTCTCAACAAAAGAAAGATAATGTTGAAAAGAGAAAACCATGAACACCATTCCTTTCTTTCTTTTTTGCCCAGTAATTTGTTGTGTAGAGCTATTTGTTGAGAGTTTGTTGAGGGTATAAGTGGTTGGTTCTCATAAAGATAACACCTATCTTCAACAATTCAACGTTTTACATGCCCTCACTTGGTACGCTGTAAAATGTGCTTGTGGATTAATTGGCAACCGCTCTATTCTCCGAAATGGTTGCAGCAACGTTCCTTGGAGGCTTTGCGCCTCCAGCCACTTGGGCGA